CTTTCGATACATTTGCAACGTCATTTTTCCTTTAGCTTCTTGCTTTCCTAAAAAGAGTAACCGGAGAGCATTTTCTGTTGGTATCTGGTACAGTGCCTCTTTCCAATCTTTATTGGAAGCCAAAACACTACCATATTCCTTAACCAACCAGGCAATGAGCTCCCTCAAATAATCCCTCATTTGCTTATCAGCCCAACCAACTCTCAACACTGCTGATGCTCGAATGAGAGTATATGCCGGATTATTTGGATAACGCGAATATAAAAGAGAAGTCAATAACTTATTTCTATTATACAGTGGGACAGCAACGCCATCCACATAAACAGTATACGCAGATAAGAAATCCAACTCCTCCACAGGACGTGGTATTAAACTATCAGTAGTTGTAGTAATACCTATTTCCTTCCAAACACCAATCAAAGACTTGGCATTGAAGAAAAGGACAGCTTTATCAGAAACTGTCCAAGTGTTGTCATCACCACAAAGTGCTAGAGCTAAATTTTCCTCAAAATCACCTAATGATAACATATCACTTGGAGCATTCATTATCCATCCATATGCTAACAATATGAATAAAATAAGAGTATTATCTGATATAGTGTTTACTGAACCAGAGGGATTACCTCCTTTCTTCAGTACAAACACACCATCTGAAGTTATAATTAAAGTGTTAACCAAATTTCTATAATAAATACGTAAACGCATAAAATTTTCCACACTTTGATCTTCAGGTCGAAGCATATGCCAGCGAAACTCTGCACAAGCCCACATCAAGTAGGCTCGCAGAGAAGAATCATATTGACTTTCATCAAGCGCAAAACCATTAGGGTGTACTCGTAACTTACTTATAAGCTCATCCCAACCCCTATATTGCGTTGAAAAACCAACAACACTAGCCGTCTTTAAATGAGAAGCATAGAAACGTTCATTCATATCTTCAAATAACCTATTTCCATGTATTGTCATCTCAATAGGACCAGCAGTGAAAGTACGTATACTATTTACGTCTATCTTTTCTTGTGGACGTACCTCTTCTTTCAAAGAGTTTCCAAAAACAGCAACATACTCATCACTTTTCAACCGATCCCAATCATCCTGCATAAACTGAGAGAATCCACTCATATTCTCAATCATTTCACGCTTGTTAGCATACTTTTTGTTCCAAGGAAAACCTGCACTGGTAGTTAAATCCAAACCAGCAACAACTTCTTCTTGTGTTTTAACCCTAGAACAAAGCATGTAAGGTCCAAAATGTCTTTCCATCCACTGACACGCAGTGTTCATGGCGACAACTTGCTTGCTACTCATACCAGGTATATCCTTAGCATACTTCGCAAGTGATAAATAAGCAGCCTCCTTATTCGGTTCAGGAAGGCCCCATTTTGCACGATCAACACTACGATGTGTTTCATTTTCAAAACGAGCTACTGAAATGTCCAATGATCTCCGATTCTTACCATTAAAAACCTTTGGTACACGGGCAATAATTGGAAAATATTCTTCAGCTAAGTGCTTATCATGGAGTTCGTCAACCCATATACATTCCTGAGGACTTACTTGCAACGCCTCTGGATACCGCCTCCAAAATTCCTGCTCAAACAATACAGCAGGAATTGGAGGCTCTATGGAAAATTCATAGAGGTGAGAGTAGGTCGATTTGCTTTAAGCGCATCAACCATTTTTGGTGTAACAGGAACAAACCTATTAACCAATTTCCCACCGGCGATATGAAAGCCAACCAATGCTCCATCCTTACATGCTATAACAGCTCCACCACAGTCTCCTACATCACTTGAGGCATCATATAAACCTTCAGCGGAACAAAAACCAACACTAATATGTGGATCAATTTGTTCAGGATCTGTATAACCAATCAAAACAACTTGTTCATTCTCAGGCACTCTAATTTTCCATGATGAGGGTTTAATAACTCCTCCATGGTAATAAACTCCTAAATCATCAGCTATAGGAATTAACTCAGTAGTGATTAAAGCTGAATGTCCAGAATTAACAATTTTAACATCAGCATTTTCATCATGAGAATGTAATGGTACCACAA